TCAAAACCACCTACAAGTTTTTCAGCAGCGTAGCTAAAGCCACCGATACCTGCAAAGGTATCTAAAAGTTTCATAGGCTATCTTTCTAAAGCAGGTATTACATCAAGGTCTGGAAGGTTTGACATAAGATCTTCCATAGGACTCTTCTCTGTTGGAATACATTCAATACCATTATCCTTGAGAAGTTGTCTTGCTACGTTTAGATCACCAGGTTTTGCTTCTCCACTTTTTACCTTGTCTAACAATTCCTGTATAAGAACTGTATGAAGGTGTTCTAATAATTCTAATTTATTTGCTTTTTCCATAGTTAAAATGTTCTTGCAACCAATATACCTTGTTTTAGAAATTTATGCCCAATACAGCTACAGTTGGACAACGATTTAAGATAGATGATCGTGTCGTGAGAAACCATACGATTGGATACTCAGGTAGTAAATATAAGAAACATATAGGAACAGTTACAGAAGCCCTTACAAAAGCTAATAAACTTGGTGTTAATCAATACTATTACAAAGTAAAATGGGATGATAGAAGGTCATCTGAACACGCTCAACATAGTCTTAAACCTGTCGAGTAGTGTCCTTCTTGTCTTATATTTTTTCTTTTTAGTTGGTTTTACATTTTTTGTTCTGTGATGTTCTGCCATTTCATAGCGTATAAGTTTTGTATTCATTTCTGAAATGCGTTCTATGGCAGCCATGATAAGAAAATCCTGTAGTTTGTTGTCTTTCATTAGTTCAAGACAAACTTCTTTTACAACAGCATTAGGCATCTCTTTGATTTCTCTTCTTCTGATTTCAATATCAAGTTCTATTTCGGGTGGTGTTTTACCAATAAGAACCTCGTAAAATTCCTGATGGTTCATTTACCTGGGAATAATGCCTGCTCCAACATATCGCATAATCTGTCATCGACATCATTATCAGTTTTTTTAACACAGGCACGAACCAGATCCAGTGCAAGTTGCCTTATTGCTTTGGATCTGAGGAAGGTAAAGAGGATTGGTCTGATAATTGCAAGCATAGGTTTTAGTTATACACTTCCCAATTATGTATATATTTGCTAATTTTGGCTTGACTCCTCACACAAGTCAATAAGCCCTATTCCCCATTACAGGGCTTTTCTTTATTAGTTAATATGGAAGAACAGGAAGAAAAACAAGGACTGGGAATCATTGGAAACGCAGTGCAGTTGGTGATTTTGGGGTGGTCACTTGGAGTTATATCCTGGTCATACTTTAATCCAAATCCTGTTAGACAGATTGATACCACCTTCGCTGCTGGACTGCTTTCGGCTGTCATGAGTAACTATGGCCTTAATGTTAAAAAGGCTACTGATAATAAAAAGATGAAAGGTAAGATTAATATAGTAGATAACAAAGATTCAAAAGTGGGTATTTCCAACACATGATTAAAAAATTATTGCCATTTCTTTTCTTTTTTACACCCACTGCAAGTTATGCAGATATTACTTCAACAATAACATCTTCAGTAAAACTTGAAGTGGCAGCACCAGGAACGACTGCTGATCGTATAGGTAACTCATATAGTGTTTCTGGTACAGGTGTAAACACTACAGATGGTACGACAGCAGGTAGTGTTGGTGGATTAGGTGCAGCAACTAATGGTGTAAATGCTTATACACCGATTACAGCAAGTCAGTTAACAGACGGAGAAAGTTTTAATTACACAGTTTCGCATACTACAGGTGATACTATAGGAACTTCTTTAACTACTGGTGAAGTAAGTGCCTTTGGTGATCTTACAAGTACTTCTGGAGGTACTGCAACGAATTTAGCTGGTACTGTAGACAATCATGTTATTACTATTACAGCAGGTGGTGCTGGTACTACAGCGACAGGACAATATGTAACTTCTGTAACGGTAGACTAATGAGTCATGAAAAAGGTTTTACTACTGTTTTGTTTATATGTTTTACCAGCTAATGCAAACATTGTTCCTTCATTTACAACAGGTACGATGTCATCAACAACTACAACTCAGACATCTATTACAGAATCAATCACTAGCAAAGATTACTCTACAGGTTATGAATACACTGTTACTGGAACAGGTATTAAACATGATGGGGGCAGTATGTCACCCGATGCAACGCAAGTTTCAGGTACAGTAGGAGGTCAATCTTATACATGGACAGGAGCAGATATGACAACAAAACCAAATTGGACTTTAACAAATCCTACATCAGGAGATGCTTTTCAATTTACAGAAACATATCATGGTCCAGGATTGCAAAATGTAACTTCTATTACAAGACAAATAGAAACAGAATCAGTTACTACTACTACCTCTGTGTTCTCACAATAATACTTAGTCCTGTTAAGGTTTTAGCTAATTCTGTTAGCCAAAGTAATAGTGGTTCAGTTACTAATCAGAATTGGAATGTAAACAATGGTAGTTTTCATCAAAATTCTTTTGGAGGAAATGTTGTTTGTCAGGGTGCAATGATGACTATCACACCATTTACTACATTAAATTCAAACTGGAGAAAACCTTTCTCACATTTTTATGAAACGCCAGTGTACGATCCAACAGATATAGAAGGTGATTTTGATGAAGATGGCAATCCAATTGGAGATGGAACACCTGATAATCCAGGAGATATTCTTTATTATCAACGTAATTATTCTGGTACTAACAAAGATACCTATGCACTTGGTACAGGTATAACTTTAAATTTCTCAATACCGTTAGATAAACGTTTAGGTGAGCAATGTAAAGAAGCTGCACAAACACAGATAAATATAAGAAAACAAACTCTTAAAAATTTAGAGCTTGATTGGCATTTTGCAAGATTAAAACACTGTGGTGAGAAGAAATTAGCTGGCATCCAATTTGCAAAATCAAGTCCTTACTACAATTTATGTAAAGATATAGAAGTTGTACCTAAGAAGGGTCAGGTTTTACCTCATCGTCATTCTTTGACTTCCGAGAAGTAACTTTCTTGACTAAATTCTTTACTAATGGTTTTACAGCATTGATAAGTAGTGGAGTAGTAGCAGCGACCAGAGCAATACCAGCAGCAGTAGAAGCAGCTTTAGCTGAAGGTAGATATTGGTCGATGAACTTTGTGTCTTCATAGAGTGTTATGCACTCACTTTTATCATCTGATAATTTATGATCTATGACACGTTCTAGTTTTTTATCGTTACGAAAATCTCCTACTCTTTGATCTTTGTCACCAGGGCATTTTATAAAAAACTCTTCTTTCTTTTTGTCTGGTAATTTAGGTTTTTCAGTTTTTACTTTTGGGGTTGGTTCTTGTCTTGTTTGTTGTGATTGTTGCTTAGTTTCTACTATCTGTATTTTTCTTCTGTCATATAACATTGGTTCAAAAGAAGGCATTGAACCGTAAGGGCAACTTATTACAGTTCCTCTTGGATCATCGTTATATAAGGCTGTATTCTTTGGCGAAGCATCTCTGTGATACTTTACACATCCAGGTATTTTTAACGATGGTAGAGGGACGTTTAATACTTGATATGGATTATGTACTGGTATATCAATCTGCGGTATTTTTATCTTTGGTATTTCCATTACATAGGTAATGAAGGTCCACTAAATTTTGGTAATTGTTTTGGTATCTCGTCTTTCATTTTATTTTGTAAATCACCCATAACTTTATTTTTAAGGTTACGTTCAAATTCTGGTGATCTCATATATTGAATTGCTAAGTAAGCCCCTACACTCATTGACGAGACCATTAAGAATGAAATAATAGAAAGGATGTTAGCAATTTTGTTAAACATGATAAAAGAAATTGTAAGTAAGTTAACAGCACCCCTTACGTTTGCTGTGTTGTTTCTTGTTGTAGGTCTGATGCCTCTGTATCTGATGGCTGCGATGCTTCGGGTGTCTTTTGAGTCTCAAGAATCTGCTGCTCCAACAACTTCATCGCACCGTTGATTTCATGTAAAGCAATAGTTAAGTTTTGTCTTTGTATTGCCAGTTCTTGTAATTTTTTCTGTAAATTCATTTATTCGTAAACCTTTTTACCATCTACTATAGCTTTGTCAATTGCTGTGAAATCTTCTGATCCCCAAATAGAAGTTGTTTCATCAAGTTTTTTATAAGCCTTGATAATTTCAAGATGCTCTACATTACGCTTGATCTTGCCTTTGTAATCATCATCAGTTTCATCTGATGTCTTGGCGGTATTGATAACAGTTACACTATCACCAGCAGCAGAAAAGATAGCTGCGATTTCATCTGCGGTTCTTTCTTCCATAATTAAAAATAGATTTGTTTACAGTTTACCCTGCTTCGAGGGCTGTGACTTTTGCGGATAATTCTTGAATTGCTTTTATTAGTACAGGAAATAAATGACTTTCTGTGGCTTCTAATTTATCTGGGTTATCATCAAGAACTAGATTTAAATAATCAACAGAAGTAGAAGCTTCTAAAGCTTGAAGTTCCTGTGCTATAAACCCTGCTCTATAATTGCCATCTTTTATGTTGCCATCTCTTGATGCCCATTTAAATTTTACAGGTCTAACTTTATTAATAAAATCTAATCCTATAGGTAAATCAATAATTTCAGTTTTATCTCTTTCGTCTGATAAAGAACTAATACCTGTATCATTAGAACGCAAAGATGCAGTATTACTATTACCTAATGTGAATTGATTGTTTGAAGTCGCAGCTGCAGATTCAGAGCTAACTCCAATACAAACATTATTAACTCCAGTTGTATTACTTTTACCAGCCTCTCCTCCAAGAAATGTATTATTGTATCCAGTAGTGCTTGAAAAACCAGCTTGATACCCAACAGCTACATTAAATGAATCCATATTTACATTTAAAGTATATAAGGCTTCATAACCAACAGCGACGTTTCTATCGGCTGTTGTATTGGTAAACATTGAAGCATTACCAATAGCAGTGTTAGAATTTCCAGTTGTGTTTGCTGTTAAAGCATCCATTCCCACAGCCGTGTTGTTACTAGCAGTGGTATTTGCATCTAAAGCATTAGCTCCCATTGCTACATTTGAAGCTCCAGTTGTGTTTGATGTTAATGCAACATGTCCAAAAGCGGTGTTATTAGATGCCGTTGTGTTTTGTCTTAAAGAACTTGTTCCAACTGCTACATTATTTCCTCCAGTAGAATTTGCATCTAAACTTAAAGATCCTACGGCTATGTTTGAACTTCCAGTTGTATTGGAATCTAATGCTAATCTACCAAGGGCTACATTAAATCCACCTGTTGTGTTTGCTTTTAACGCTTCAAACCCTACAGCAGTATTGTTTTCACCAGTCGTATTATCATTCAAGGAATCTCTACCGAAAGCAGTGTTATTATCTGCTGTTGTGTTTGCAGCTAAAGCACCAGTACCAAATGCACAGTTACTTGTTCCAGTAGTGTTATTTTTTAAAGCAGAAAGTCCAACTGCAGTATTATTATCTGCTGTGGTGTTTGTTAATAAGGTATTACGACCTACAGCGGTGTTATTTGATCCAGTAGTATTTGATGATAATGCTTGATATCCTATTGCTGTATTATTATCTGCGGTCGTATTTGCGTCTAGAGCAAGAGCACCCACAGCCACATTCTGAGTTCCAGTTGTGTTTACTAGTAAAGAATTTTTACCGACAGCAGTGTTATCGTGTGCTGTGGTGTTATTTTGTAAGGCATTAGTACCTATAGCAGTATTATTATTTCCAGTTGTGTTTGAAGTTAAAGTTGATCTACCTAAAGCAGTGTTATTAGAGGCAGTTGTATTAGCAAGAAGACTGTTTTGCCCTAAAGAACTGTTATTTGATCCTGTAGTGTTTGCACCTAAAGCACTTCTACCAACAGCCGTATTATTGTTTCCAGTTGAGTTTGAAGCTAAAGCGTTTGCTCCAAGACCAGTAACGTCAGCACCAGTTGTATTAGATTGCAGAGAAAAAGCACCAAGACCTGTATTTCTTTCACCTGTAGTATTTGCACTTAAAGCATCATGTCCAATCGCTGTATTACCGCTTGCTGTGGTGTTGGCATCTAAAGCTTGTGATCCCACCGCTACATTATTTGCCCCAGTTGTGTTTGATAGTAAAGCAGTATAACCAACAGCAGTATTGTTATCTGCTGTGGTGTTATTTGCTAATGTTTCCTTACCTAATGCGGTGTTTTGATCTCCAGTTGTGTTATCTTGCAATGCTCTATCGCCAAAAGCACTATTTCTAAATCCCTCTGTATTAGATTTTAAAGATTCAAAACCAACAGCAGTATTTGTGAATCCTGTTGTATTACTTTGCAAAGCTCCTCCACCTGTTGCGGTATTTCTTTCACCTGTAGTATTTAAACTTAAAGAATTAGTACCAATAGCAGTATTGTTAATTGCTGTTGTGTTTGCATTTAAACTAGCTCTACCTATTGCCGTATTTGAAGCTCCAGTTGTGTTTGAACCTAATGAACCTTGTCCTACGGCCGTATTATCATTTGCTGTAGTAGTAACATCTAAAGCGTTTCCACCAATAGCTGTATTTCTTTGTCCTGAAGTTAATGCAGTTAAAGCTTCTTTACCAATAGCAGTATTATTTCCACCAGTAACAGCAGCATCTAAAGCATTTTCTCCAAGAACAGTATTACCAGCAACAGAGTTTGCTCCTTTACCTATATCTATTGAATTAAAAGATCCATCAGTAGAAAAAGTTGAAGAGATATTAGTAAGGTTTGATCCATTTATAGCAGGTAAGGTAGCAGGGAATCTAGCATCTGGTATAGTTCCAGAAGTTAAATTAGATGCACTTAAAGCTGTTAAATCAATAGCAGCCCAACTAAGATTTCCAGAAGCATCTGTTTTTAACCAGCACTATGAGGTGGTGATTTAATTTTTACACCATGACTGTTTTCTGCACAGTTAAGTTGTATATATCCTTCCGATTGTCCAGACGTACCTTTGATTTCAAGACCTGCTGCTGAAGATGTAGATATAAAATTAGTTTTATCTTTTGTAACAGCTTGACCTGCTATCTTAGCCCCTGTTACAGCAGCGTTATCTATAGTGAATGATTCACTTACAGTACCAACATTTGCAACTGTTATATCACCTTTATCACCATTAGTAAGACTAGCTCCACCACCACCTCCATCATCAGCAATAATAAAGTTACCACTAGAAGCTTGATACTTAAGAATCTTACCGTCTGCTACACCTGTTGTATTTACATTAGAAAGATCACCAATTTGTTTTGTTGAGGTTACATCTGCATTAGCAGCTATACCAGAAAGTTTTGTTTTCTCTGCATCTGTAAAAGCATTGGTATCACTATTATTTTCATAGGCTGTTTTAATTTCACTATCTGATTGATCAGCAGTAGCGTTACTTTCAATATTTGTTAGCTTTGTTTTTTCTGCATCTGTAAAAGCATTGGTATCAGAGTTA